GATGACCCCCCCTTCTACCGCGCGCTCCACCGCCGCTGCCTCTGCCCCACCCGCCGCCAGACCCACACCCCCACCGCCCTCTGCCCCCACCTCCCCCGCTGGATGACCCTGACCCTCCCGTCCTGAAGCGAACGCCCGTTCGGACTTTCTGCAGCCCCCCCGCAGAATCCTGAGCAATATCCAAGGGGCTTGACAGGCATGATACTTGTCCATTCCAAGATCGCCACGGGGCTAAGGCCGAGAGGCCGGGTCGGGGATGGCGGGGGTCCGACGGCCAGCCCTGACCAGACCAGCCCGGCTCGACCAGCCCCCACCCCCCAGCCCCCCGATGGTAGGCCGCTACCTTGCTACCCGATCCCCGGTGGGCGGCGCCGCCGCGGAGGGACCAGCCGCTCCGCGCCTCCGGCGCTCCGCTCGCACCGGCCCCGGGCACCTGCCATAGGCACTGTCAGGCGAAACCAGGCCCTCCGCAAGGCAGGAGCCCCGGCCCTGGGCACGGAGGGTGCCCCGGCACCCTCCCAATAGCCAGCAGGCCAGCAGGCGAGCTAGCAAACCAGCTAGCCGGGCCGGCCCACGCGCAGCGTGGGAGCAAGCGCGCGGAGCGCGCGTGCGTGCTGGCCGGGGCGGACAGGTCGAGGCGAGACATGGCCACGCACGGCCAGCGCTGGCCGCATGCCTAGGTCATGAGCACCCGGCCGGGGGCCGCTGGCTAGGACGATCGGCCGGCGGTGTGCTAGAGGGCGGGCTCGATGGCGGACGAGGCGCCCGCGTGGCGGACGGGGCCGGGGATCAAGGGGCATCCCGGGCCGTCGCCCGAGGTGTTAGCCGAGCGCATGGCGGCGATGCGGCGGGCGAGCGGGGCGACCCGTGCGGAGCGGACGGCGGCGCAGCGGAAGTGGCTCGAGAGCGTGGCGGGCATGAGCTTGGACGAGCTCAAACGCTCGACGCCCCACCGGTTGTGGTCGGTCGCCGTGTTCCACTTGGGCGGCTACAGCATGCCCGAGACGGCGCGGGCGTTGGGCTATGCGTCGGCGCAGAGCGTGGCGCAGGCGATGAAGCATCCGGCCGTCGTGCGGATCATCGCGCTGGTGCGCGACGCGCAGGTGGAGCGGGTGTTGCGGGGCGAGTACGGGGTGGCGGCGCAGGCGAAGGCGGCGGCGCCGGCGGTGATGGAGCACGTCGCGGAGCTCGCCGGGGGGCGGAAGGATCGGGCGACGGGGGTGCGGGTGGGGCGGGCGAAGCGGGACAGCGACGCCATCAGAGCCGCCGACTTGGTGCTCACGACGTCGGGGGACAAGATTGCCCGCACCGCGCATCTGCATTTGCACATCTTGGAGTCCTTATCGGATCAGGAGCTCGAAGCCTTTTCCGCTCGCGGCGAGTGGCCCGAGCGGCTGGCGGGGGCCGGGCTGCTGCCGGGGCCGGTGGGGTCCGAGCCGTGAGCGAGACCGACACGACCGGCCGCGAGGTGACGTCCGCCTGGCGGCTCCGGTGCCGCGTCTGCGGGCACACCTGGCGCGGGCGGAGCGCGGAGACGGGGGCCTGCCCGGAGTGCGAGGGGTGGGACATCGTGAGCGCCCGCGGCGCGGCACTCGCCGGCGTCGACGATGCCTGAGCCCGGCGCCGGCGCGGAGACCGACTAGCATGGCCTTTGTCATGCGCTGCCTCGGGCTCGCGACCGGTGGCGGCCCCGAGGGCGAATACCTCGCGGCCTTCGACCCCGAGGCGGGCGACGGCTGGGGCGACGCGACCTTTACGCCCGAGATGGCGCAGGCGCTCCGCTTCCCCGATTTCCCGGCGGCGTATACGTTCCTCGGCACGCGACCAACGACGCGGCCCGTGCGGCCAGATGGGAAACCCAACCGCCCGTTGACGGCGTTTACCATGGAGTTCGTCAAGGTCGACGATGCCTGACGGCGCCGGCACGACCCGGGTCCTCGGACCCGACCATCCCCTGGCCCTGCGCGCCGCGGCGCGGCTGCTGCTCGAGCAGCGCAAGATGCTCGCGACGTACGGCGCCGCCGGCGACCCGTGGGCGTTCGTGCGCGACTGCGTCTGGACGCGCGACGAGGTGACGGGCCGCGTGCGGCGCTACCCCAACCACGCCTATGCCGCGCTGCTCGTGCGGCGGTGGCAGGAGCACCCGCTGCTCGCCATCCCAAAGTCCCGGCGCATGGTGGTGACCTGGCTCTTTGTGGCGGTCAACTACTGGCTCGCGCGGTTTGCGGGGAACACGAAAGTCGCGTTCATGGCGCGCAAATTGGGAAAAACGGAGACGGAGGGGTCGGCGGAGCTCGTGCGGCGGGCCAAGTTCATTCACGACCACTTGCCGCCGACGTTTCCCCCGTGCGAGACGGAGTACTCGATCGGCTTTCTCCGCTTTCCGAATGGCTCGGAGATCGTGGCCCTCGGCGAGGGCGAGGAGCAAGCACGCCAGCACACGTTTACCAGCGTGCTCGCCGACGAGGTCGCCTTTTGGGACCACGCGTTTGAGACCTGGGTCGCGCTCCGCCCGACCATCGAGGGCGGCGGGCGGTTGACGGCCGTCTCGAGCGCGGGGCCTGGTTTCTTCAAAGATTTGGTGCATGACCAGTTGGGCTAAAGACTTCCCCCCGGTCGGGATCCCGCTCGAGCGCGGCCGGGTGACGGTGCTCACCCTCAAACACGATGCGTGGTGCCCCACCGTCAACGGGGGCACAGGCGCCGATTGCCTCTGTGACCCCGACGTCGTGGTGACGCTGGTCCCGCGAAAGCCCGAGGGCTAAATGGCCCGCGACCCGGGCGAGTGGTACGCCGAGAAAGCCGCCGAGGCCGCGCGCCTCGAGGGCGAGCTCGCCGACGCGCGCGCCGTCCTCGAGACGTACCGCGCCGGGCTCGAGGCCGCGCGGGAGGTCGTGCGGCGCCTCGAGCGCCGGCTCGAGCAAGCCCGCTACGTCGGCGATTGACGCCCGCCCGGGGGCGCGTGCTACACGGCGCCGGCGGGAGGATCCGCCCATGGCCGCCCGTCACGAGCCCGCCCCGCCCGCCGATGCCACGCCCTGCACCGTGCATGTGAAACGCGCCGACGGCCTCGACGTCGAGCTCACGGGCTCGGCGGCCTTCGTCGAGCGCGTGCTCACGGCGCTCGGCGTCATTCAAGCCGCGCCGCCGGCGTGAAATACACGACCGAGGTCGAGCTCACGGTGGCGGTCGAGATCCTCGACGCCGCCCGGGGTGCCGCGGCGACGCGCGCCACGCCGCCCGAGCCGGATGACGTGGCGCTGTGCGTGCGCCTCGGCCCGCTCGAGATTACCGACGCGCTCCCGGTCGACGTGCTCGCCGCCCTCGAGGTCGACGCGCTCGAGCGGCTCCGCGCCGCGGCCGACGAGCCTTAGCGCTGCGCCCCGAGGTCACGGCGCATGCCGCGACACTCCTCGAGAGCAACCTCTAGGAGCCGCTCGATATTCGCGAGGCGCTCGTTCATCACGGCAACGAGCTGCTCGATGTGCCCGAGGCGCTCGTTGATTTGATACGTGTCGGCGTCCACGAGGCTCATCGCGCCTCGAGGGTGGCGACGCGTTGTTCGAGCTTGTCCAGGCGCGGGCGGATTTCGGCCACGCGCTCGATCGTGCCGTTCAACCGATTGATGGCGTCGAGGATCGCGCCGAGTCCGCTATTCAGGTCGGTGCGCAGCTCATGAATCTCCGCACGCACGGCGGTCTGGCCTTGCTCCAGTGCGATAAGCCGCGCAAGCGTCTTGCTCACCTTCTCGCTCATGCGCTGTAACGCTACCGCGCCCGCCGCATGGGTTGCAAGGCGCGCCGGGCGCCGCGCCACCGCCCGAGGGCCACGACGCCGAGGAACGCGGCCAAGTCCTCGGGGTCGTCATAGGGCACAAGCAGATACGAGCCGTCGCGGCGGAGTTGCACGCCGAGGCGCACGGGGCGCGCCCACGGCACGGGCGCGAGCACGCCGCCGCCCGGGGGCGCGTACCACAAGCCGTCGAGCCCGTAGCCGGCGGTCTGGAGGGCGACCGTGGTCGCCATCTTCGCGGTGGTCTTCCGCTCCACGATCACGGGGCGGCCGCCCGGGAGCGTGCCGACGGCGTCGGCCGTGCCGCAGTACCCGTAGACCGGGTGATACAGGGGCACTTGCGACCCGGCCGGCGTGAAGCCCTCGTGCTCACGAAACGCGAGCCACGCTTCGACAAACGGCAACCCCTCCGGGTGAACGCTGCGCCAATCGAGGTCGTCCGCGTCGAGCAAATCACAGCACGCATCCACATGAATACCCCGCTCGCGGGCGTGTTGCAGGACGCTCGGGGGAACCTGACTGTAATCAGGAGTGAGGCCCGCGTCGTCGAGGAGTTGCGTCACGCTTGGCACGGGGTCGCCGTTGACACGGTACTCATGGAGCACCGGATCGAACGACAGGACCGGGGCCGGGACATCGGTCGAGAGCGTCGCCATTCAGCGCAACGGCCGCGGCGCGGCGTACGTGCGGCGAACCAAGCGCGGCGCCGGCCGCCGCTCGCCCTGGAGTGCGGCCTCGACGGCGCCCGGGATTTGCGCACACAGCTCGTCGTACGCCTTGTAGCTGCAGTGGGTGACCTTGCTGCGCCCCTGCGTCGTCGCGACCCAGCTCCCGAGCCAGTCGAGGGCGCGATTGAACACCTCCTCGTGCGCGTCGTCGGGGACGCCACCCTGTTCGACGGCCTCGTGCAGGAGCGCCATCAAGCGGCCCACGCGCGCTTTCGAGAGCGCGTCACTCGGCGCGGGCTCGGGGCCCGCGTCGGCCTTGCGCGCGGTGGTCGCGGCAATCGAGCGCTGGAGCTTGTCGGTCAGATCCTCGTCGACCGGGGGCGTCGCGGGCGCCGCGCTCTGGCGGCGCGGTGCCACGAACGGCGGGAGCGGCGCCTCGCCGTCGGTCGTCGTGATGGCGTCGGTGTCCTCGTCGCCGGTGAGAATCCCGAAGGCGTTGCAGAACGCGTAGCGCATCGCGTAGGTGCGCGCGGCGCCGACTTTCTGCGTGTCGTTCATGCGCGCCGCCTTGTCGATCGGTACGGTCAGCTCGCTCGGCTCGGTGTGCCCGGCCTCGTGGTGCGCCTCGCAAATCGCGGTCAGCGTGCCCTCGTCTTGCCGCGTCTTGATCGTGTACGACAAGCCGTACTTCTGGAGGTACGGGCGGATCTGTTCGACGATGATGTCCAGCGGCGCGTAGCGGTACGAGTAGCCGCGCCCGGTGGCCGATTGCACGGTCACGTTTTTCGACTTGGCGATCACCGGGCATTCGCCCTGGAAGCCCGCGAGCGCCCGCAAGAACGCCTCGCGGTCGTGCTCGGCTTTCAGGCGCTCGCGGAGCGCGAGGAGGCGTTCGAGCGTATCAATCCCGACGTGGTGCTCGATCGCCTTGGCAATCAATCCCGAGGCATCGAGCGGCCCCGCCAACGTGGGCGCGGGCAGGTCGGCGACGACTTCGGCGGGCATGGTATTGGTTTCCATAGCTGGGTTTTCCTCGGCGGGCATGCCGTGATATCCGGCGGTTAGCGTGCCATTCTTTGCGGTGTCGGGGTTGCGGGTGCAAGGGGGCGCCTTGCGTTCGGGCGGACAACGCAAGCTTGCGCTCCCTGAAACCGGACCCGATCCGACCGACACGGCGGGCGCGTTGCTCGCGTTCTTGGCGCGGCGGCGCGAGCTCTCGGGGCCGCGGCGGTTAGTGCTGGCCGTCTTCATGGCGACGCTCGATGACCTCCGCCGCTACCCGCGCACCGCGAAGGAATACCGCGACGCATACGCGTGGCTCGTGAGCGATGACGAGGCGTGGCCGTATGCGTTCGTCCCGGTGTGCGAGACGATCGGGCTCGACCCGGCGGCCGCGCGGGCGCGCGTGTGCGCCGCGTACCGGGCGCCCGTCACACTCCAGCGGGTGAACGGACACCCGATGGTGCAGCGCGTCCCGCTCCCGGCGCACCCCGTGCGCCCGCCCGCGTGCGGCATCCTGTAGCGCCGTCTCATACCCTCAGAGACTACCGCCGCCCCCGGTATGTGTCAAGTCTTATCCGTATTGCTTTTGACCCGTACGCGCGGGTACATACCCGGTATGCCGCGACCGCACCGCAACGGACGCAACCGCCCACGCATCCCCTCCAACCTTGTCTATCGCACCATCCAGGCCGCCGGCGGCCCGACGGCCGTGCGGACGGCGCTCGGCATCAGCGAGCCGACGTTGAAGCGCTGGCGGCGGCTCGGCACGGTGCCCGACGCCCGGGGCGTGCTCGTGCTCGCCGCGCTCGTCCACGTGGCGCCAGACCGCCAACTCGCCTTGGCCCGCGCCTTGGCTGGACTGCCGCGCCGGGCGGCCGCATCTGCTAAGGTGTAGAGTGCACCAAAACGCCACTCTTTTACACACGTTGGGGTTGCACGGGGCGCCAATAGTGTCAGAACGCACCCCATTGCACCCACGTAAACCCAAGCCCCGCCCGCGGCGCCCCATACGCGGCAAACGCCCGCCCGACCCGACCGGCCCGGTGCGGCGCAGCATCTGGCTCGAGCGCGCGCTCTTTGACGAGGTCGCCGCGCAGTCGAAGCTCGAGCAGCGGAAGTCCTCGGACATGATCCGCGTGTTGATCCGCCGCGGCCTCGTCGCGACCCGCGGCACGCCACCCCCCGGCACGACGCGATAGGCGCCAGGTTGCGAGGTGTGTACTCGCCACACCGGCGGAACCAGCTTGACAGGTTTTAACATCGGGCGTATTCGCGCCTGCGCTGGACTCCATCCGTGGATGGCGTCGGCATCTCGTCGCATACACCAACAGATCGACGCAGTCGGACGGGACGCGAGGAGTGGGTCGGGAGGTGGTGAGGGCGTCACTCGCGAAGGAAGCACGGGGAGCGCGGGGCGACGATGCACGGCGAGACGCAAGACAAGCGGCGGTTGGCGAAGATCGCGCGCGAGGTCGAGGCCCTCCGGGATGCGCAAGACCGTCGCCGGGTGACCGACGTGATTTATCACTGCCGCGTCATCGAGGCGCTCTGCATGCAGGATGTCCTCTACGAGCCGCCGGCCCCGCCGCAGGGGGTGCTCCTCACGATCGACGAGGTCAGCAAGAAGACGGGCTATTCCAAGAGCCGGCTCCGCCACATCGGGCATAAGCTCGCGGGCTACTGGAAGTCGCCGACCGGCAAGGTCGGGTGGTATAGCGGCCCGCTGGAGGCCGCCTTGGCGGTGAACGGAGTCACGCCGGAATGAAACGCACCGTCCCGGTCGAGCCCGGCGTCTTTCGCCGCATCTCGCCGCGCACCGGGGCCGTGCTGCCGACCCTCTGGATCCACTACTCGACGGGCGGCCGCGTGCGCCAGGAGAGCGCGCGCACGACGTCGATCCGCGCGGCGCGGGCGCTGCGGGCGCGGCGGCTCGCGGCGGTGGCGGACGGCGAGGAGGTGCCCGACGGCCGCGTGACGATCCGCCAGCTCCTCGCGGAGCTCGAGGCCGACTACCTGCGCAACGACCGCACCTCCCTGCCGAGCGTGCGGGGCTCCATCACGGCGTGGCTCACGGCCGGCCTCGGGCCACTCCGCCCCGCCGCAGTGACACCGCAGCAGGTCACCGCCATCGGCGATACGTGGAAACGGAGGGGCTTGACGAATGCCACGATCAATCGGCGCTTCGCCGCGCTCCGCCGCGCCTACAGCCTCGCCTGCCAGACGGGACGCGTGCGGGCCATTCCGCACTTCGCGATGCGGGATGAACGCCGCCGGGGACGGCGGGCCCGCTACGTCCCGACTGGCGACGCCGTGGCGCTCCTCGAGCAGCTCCCGACCTACGCCGCCACGTTCTTCGAGTTTGCGCTCGAGAACGGGATCCGCCGCGGCCAGCTCGCCCGCACGCAGCGCCGCTTCGTCGACCTCGAGCGGGCGGTGATCGAGTGGCCGCCCGAGGAGTGCAAGGCGCGCGAGCCGCACGTCTTGCCCCTGGTCGGCCGCTCCCTGACGCTCGTCGAGCAGGCGATGGACGCCCGGCGCCCGTGGTGTCCGTTCCTATTCCACGGCCGGTGGTGCCGCGGCGGGCGCCCGCCGTCCAAGAAGTACGGCTGCCTCGGGGATTTCCGGAAGACATGGGCGAGCGCGTGCGCGGCGGCGGACCTGCCCGTCGGCGCGGTGGCGGGCGGCTACGTGTTCCACGATACGCGGCGCACGGCGGCGACGGCGCTGCGAGCCGGCGGGCTCGAGGAGGCCGACGCCATGAAGGTCACCGGCCACCACACGGCGTACGTCTTTCGGAACTACGACATGGGCAACGTCGAGCGGCTGCGGGCGGCGATGGATCGGGCGCGCACGGTGGCCGCGGAGCGTGCCCGCTTCCGGGGCCGGCAGGGGAGGCGATGATGAACATTGCGACTGGGGAGAAAGGACGCTGGAAGGAGCAGGGCCGCATTCATCTCTTCACGGGGGAGAAGACGTTGTGCGGCAGACGGACAGCCACGATTGGCGGGACCCCGCTACCAGCGGAGGACGCCCACGCCAGCGATTGCCCGAAGTGTCTGCAGGCTTCCCACACCCGTCAGCAAACTGCCGACGAGCAGGGCCGCGCCAAGGAGGCACGGCGGCGATGGTACGCCGAGTTCTATCTGAACACGGAGCACTGGCGCGATCTGCGGCTTCGTGTCCTTGAGCGGGCAGACCACTGCTGCGAAGGCTGTCAAGAGGCCCGCGCGACCGAGGTCCATCACCTGACCTACGAGCACATCGGCCACGAAATGCTCTGGGAACTCGTCGCGGTCTGTGCTGCCTGCCACGGCCAGGTGTCAAAGCCCGAAGAGGACGAGCACGTCGCGAACCCGTCGCACGAGATGCCCCCGACGAACGGCGCGGGAATGGAAGGTTGATGCCGAGGATTCCCCAGTCGGCAGGCGAATCCTTTGCACCGCCCTTTGCACCGGGGGGTTGCGGTGGCCCCGAACCTAGGCTAAGTGCCCGTTTCCATTCATACGCGCCCATAGCTCAGTTGGATAGAGCGTCTGACTACGAATCGGGCGGTGCCGAGAAACAGTTGGCACCTCCGAGCAGTCGGCGCACCCTAACGCCGCCACATTCCTCAGATTCCGCATGGGCTGGCCTCGGTCGCGTTTCATGCCAGATGCCGCCCGTTGCCAGAAATTCCTTTGCAACGCCCTTTGCACCGCCCCGCGGCGCGCGCCGCGGCGTGCGGCCCATGAGGTGTGGAGGTGTGGGCGATGAGCGTGCAACGGATTCGGACGATCAAGCCCGAATTCTTCGTTCACGAGGACCTCGCGGACGTCACCATGCCCGGCCGACTCCTGTTCGTTGGCTTGTGGACGGTGGCCGACCGTGACGGCCGGCTCGAGGACCGGCCCCGGCGGTTGAAAGCGCAGCTCTTTCCGCACGACGCCGTGGACCTCGACCTGCTCCTCGAGGAGCTCGCCGGGCGCGGGTTCATTCGCCGCTACGTCATCGAGGGGCACGCCTACATCGACATCCCGGCCTTCCCGAAGCATCAGCGCGTCGGCAACCGGGAGCCCGCCAGCGAGATTCCGCCGTGTCCGCCCACGCACGTTGCACGAGCATACTTCAGCACGCTTCAGCAGGATCAAGCTCGCGCGCGCCCGCGGGAACGGGAACGGGAACGGGAAGGAGTATCGCTCGCTCCGCTCGCTCTGGTCACGCCGCCGCGTGACCGCTTTGACGAGTTCTGGTCAGCGTACCCCAAGAAACGCCACAAACCCGACGCGCGGAAGGCATGGACGCGGGCGCAGGGTGACGGAAAGACGGACACGGTCCTCGCCGGCGTCACGCGGTGGACGGCGAGCGACGCCTGGCAGCGCGGTTTCATCGAGGATCCGGCAACGTTTCTCCGCCAACGGCAATGGGAGGACGAGCCCCCGGTCGGCACCCACGCTGACACCAACGCCGCGCAGGTCGCGCGACTGCGCGCCAAACTCACGACACGGGAGGGCACATGACGGCCGACGATCTCGGCGCCTTCACCGAAGCATTGCAAACTGTCGCGTTCGTCTGCAACGGGCGGCGCGCCCATGACGACCACGTCGCGGTCTACTTCCGGCTCTTGCACGAGTACCCGGTTGGCCCGCTCGTCAAGGCGCTCGACCGCTTCGCCCGCACCGCGGAGACGGGTCGCCGCTTCCCGTCGCCCAAAGAAATCCGCGAGTGGATGCCCCGGCCGGCACCCCCGTCGGCGCGCCGGAACCCCGATACGCCCGTGCAAGATCTGGCGTGGTGGAAAGCGCATTGGGCGGCGGAGGACGCGCGCACGGGGCGCTGGCGGATCCGCCGCGCGTTGGGTGGGTGATGCGCGCCGACGACGAGGCCACCTGGCTCGAAACTGTGTCATTGCTGACACTCTGGGTGGCGGCCGTGCTCGCGCTCGCATGGCTCGTACGGGTGGCCCTCGCATGAGTCGCCGGATCGTCGGCATCGACCCGGGCGCCCGCGGCGGCCTCGGGGTGCTCGACCTCGACGCCGCCGGCGCGGTCTGCGGCGTCGCGCTGCACCGCACGCCCCGGATGGCCGTGCTGCGCAACAAGCGGCTCCGCGACGAGTACGACCCGGCGGCCATGCATGCGAAGCTCCTCGACGCCCTCGACGGCTGGCCGCTCGCCTTGGACGCCGAGGTCGCCCTCGAGGCGCAGGGGGCGCGGCCCGGGCAAGGGGTGGCGTCCAGCTACCGGACGGGCGTGGGCTTTGGCTTGTGGCTCGGGCTCGTCGTCGCCGCCCGCGTCCCGTACCGCATCGTCCAGCCGCTCGCCTGGAAGCGGCACGCCGGGCTCGTCGGCCAGGACAAGCGGGCGTCCCGGCTCCGCGCGCAAGAACGCTTCCCCGCCCTCGGCGTCGTCGGCCCCGCCGACGAGGGCCCCGCCGAGGGCTTGTTGCTCGCCGCGTATGTCGCGGCGACCCGCCTGGAGGGATCCGATGCCCAAGTCGCTCGACCGGCCTGAGTGCGTCCAGCTCGCCTCGCGCATCCCGAAGCGGCTCCACCGCGCGCTCAAGCTCGAGTGCATCGCGCAGGAGGAAACCCTGCAAGCGTGGATCACCGACGCCCTCGAGACGCATCTCGCGCGGTGCCGGGGCCCGCGGGCCCGGGCGGCAGACTGATGGGACGGACCAACGCCGAGCAGGAAGTCACCTTCCGCTGGGACCAAGAGGAACAGGTTCTGTGGGCGGGCACGACGACGGCCCGCGTGGCGACGCGGTGGCGGAAAGCCGGCTACCCACTGGTCTGCATCGCCGTGGAACGCGACGGCACCGAGTGCTCGTGGGAAGTGAGACTGCCGTGGACGGGTGCGAGGCGTCCGTGGACCCGCTTATTCAGCCTCGCGGTGTCTCGCTGGCGTAGCGCAGACGACGCAGCAGACAGCAACCCGCCCGAAGACGAGGAACGGGATGCCGACGAAGCATGAGCAGGCTGCCGTGTCGCCTAGCGTGCAGTTGCCCGCGCGGCGCTGCGCCCACTGCCGCCGCCCCTTCGCGCCCCGGCGGGCGACGGCGCGCTACTGCTCGGGGCGGTGCCGGATTGCCGCGTGGCGGGTGCGGCAAGGGGCAACGTCGTAACCCCGGCTTGCCCGCTGCGGGCCCGGCGGTGTAACGCTACGAGGCGTGAGTGTGCCGGAACATCAGCACCCGATCGACCCGCTCTCCGAGCGCCTCGGGGAGCTCACCGCCGACACGCGGGCAATGCGGCACGAGATCGGCGAGCTGCGCACGGAACTCCGCGAGCTCCACGGTGAGCTCCGAACCCTGTATCGCTTCGTGATCGGCAACACGCTCTTGCTCGTGCTGGCGATTGCTGGCGCGGTCACCCGACTCTGGCACGGGTGAGGCGCGTCCTCGGCTGGCTCGTGACGTGCCGCTAAGGCCCCTGCGGGGCTTGCCGACCCAGGGGCCCGTCGGGTAGCGTCTGTAACGCTATGGTGCACGTTGTGCTGATCCTCTTGTGGCTCGCGTTTGGCGTGTGGGCGTGCTTAGCGGCCGTGACCGCGTTCGGGATCCAGATGACCCGGTGGCAGGAGCGGCGGGCCGCGCGGCGCGCTAGTCGCGCTGCCCCGGTCGTGCCTGCATGGCGCTTGCCACGTACGGGAAGGCCAGCGGCGGGGCAGCAGCCCCGATAGTCTGCGGCAGCGACCCAACCCAGCCCGCATCTGGCGACAAGAGACTATAGCGCGCGGCGCCCGTCGCCGGCCACATAATGGCGCGGCTCGCGAGGCCGGTTGCCGTCATGGGAATGCGCGTGCCCGAGGGCGTCGCCGTTTGTGCCGCCCGCAAGAGGGTCGGGATGGGAAGTTGCCCGGTCGCGTCCGCACTCCCGGCGCCAAAGAGGCCGCGTTGGAGGTCCGTGGGGAGCGCCGTGTATTGTTCGGCGACGTGCGCGAGCGGATCCACGGCACCCTGCGCGCCGGCCCGCGTCGAGGCGAGCCACCCTTGCGCGAGCTGAGCACGCTCGGCCGCGCCTGAGCGCTCGAGCGCGGCGCTCAGGCCGGCGTGGTTATCCGCCGCGAGCGCCCGGGCAAAGCCCGCGGCATCCGTGGCCGGATTGGCGGCCGTGTTGAGCGCGGCGCGCGCAGGCCCCATCGCCTGGAGCTGCGCCACGTAGCTCGCGCGGAGCGGCTCGGCGGCGGTACCGACGGTGCTTTGCGTGACGAGCCCTTGCGTGCCGCCGGCGAGGCCGCGCACCGGCGCAAGCACGTCGTCCGGGACCCCCGAGCCCGCCATGCGATCCACCCAGGTGCCGAGGTGCCGCTCGACGGCGAGCGCATGCGGAAGGGATATGCGCTGGCCGCTCATGAGGGGCGCGGCGGTCTGGTCAAACAGCGCGAGCTGGTCCGGCGTGGCACCCGCGCGTGCGACGGCGGCGCGCGCCGGGTTAACCAGGCTTTGCACGCCGGTCGGATCGATCCAGAGCGTGGGGGCCGCCGCGCCCGTCGCACTCGATGCCTGATTCAGCGAGGCGTTCAAGTCTTGCGCCGCCGACGCCGCCACGGCGCGGCCGCCGACAAGCGCGTCCTCGGCGGGCGCGGTGAGTAGATCCCGGGCGGCGCCCGCCGCTCGCATGACCGGCCCCGCCACCGGGATCTGTCCTACCGCCCATCGCGCCGCCGGCCCGAGAATCACTTGCGTGCCCGCGGCCTCAACGCCCGCTTTCCCTATCCGTTCCGCCGCCGACGGCGCGCCCGGGGGCCCTGGCCCGAGAAAGGCGCGCTCGACGCCGACTTGGCCCGCTTCTCCCCCCGCGGCGCCGAGCCCGGCCCCGAGGGCCGTCAAGCCCGCATACGTGGGATAGCTGGCCTCGGGGCCAAGCAGCATGGTCGCCCCGGCCGTGCCGAGGGCCGTCCCCACCGTGGGCAGCACCTGCGTCCACAAGGCGCGCGGCGGGTTGACGTCGGTCGGCGCCATGCCGGTCGTTTGCTGCACGTCCGTCGGTAACGGCGCCGGCGGCGCGGCGGCGCCCCCGCCGCCCGTCGACACGGGTGCGGGTTGCTCGGCGGGCGTCGAGGGGAGGAGCGTGCCGCCCGTCGAGGCGACGTGGTCGGCGAGCTCGCCCCACGTCGGTGCCCGGTCGGCGAGTGACTGTTGCGTCACGACCGAGCCATCCGGTTGCTGGACCTGGAACCCGAATTGCACCGCCATCTAGGGAACCGTCCAGGTTGCGGTCGGCGCCCACGGTGCGCCGCTCGAGGAGCTCGCGGGCGTCGGCGGCGGCGGTGCTTCGGGCGCGGGCGCCGATGGTGCGGCCGCCGGTTGGAAAGCGGCCAGACGATTCGTCAAGCGTTGTTGCTGCAATTGATCGCGGAACGCTTGAATGGCTTGCGGCGTCACCTGGTCGACCGACATGCCGCGGAACGCCGTCCCGAGCGCGAGTTGATCGTCAAGCCGGTCGCTCAACGCCTGCAAATTCGCCTCAAATTGCATGGAGGAATCGTGACCAGACAGCGCCACCGGGCGCAGCATTTGCACGTCGGGTGAGAGCAACGTTTTGTCGCGCCCGGCGTCGGTAAACGTGCCCGGCGCGAGTGGGGCAATCGCGGCGCGGAAGCGCGCAATGTCCTCCGCGCCCGGGATGCCGAGCGCGACCTCGAGACTCTGCGGCGCCCAATTCTGGAACCCAAGATAGTACGCGCGCGTATTAGCGTCCGGAAATTGATAGAGCAACGAATCGAGCGCCGAGCGATACGCGGTGAGCGTTTGGTTGCGTGTCGCCTCGCCCTCGGTTAAGCCGCGCTTTGTGCGTTGAATCTCGGCCTCGTCCGTTTTCTGTTGAATGTTGTTTGCACGTTCTTGAGCGGAATAGTTTGCGAGCCCAGCGGGGTTTTGTATATCGGGGTTGGTCACGCCCGCATTCGCGAGCCGCATGCGCACTACGGCATCCGTCGTCGAGGGGGCCGTGTACGTCTCGGTACGGCCACCTTGATATTGCTGCGTCTGCGTTTGGAGTGGCATGTTGCCGGTTGGATCCATGAAGCGTTGCCCGGGCGGGAGCGGTGGGGGCGGTGTGGCCGCCGCCGCAGTCGAGCCGGGCACCGTCGGGGCAGCCGGCGCGGTGAGGACGGGCAATGCCGGGGGCCGTTGCACGGCGGGCGCGCTGGGTGGGTAGCCAATGGCGTCGCTGGGCGCGACCTCGACGTGCGGCACGACGGCGTCGCGGTCGAACGTCGGCGCGGGGGCGGGCGCGGGCGTCGGCATCACCTGCGCGCCCGGCGGCGGTGCCGCGGCATACGCAGCGCCGCGCTCGGCGGGCGCGGGCGGTGGGGGCGGCGGCAGCGCGGGCGGGGGCGGCGCCGCCGGGAGGCCGCCCGTAAAGCCCTCGCGGCGCGCCATGCTGGTCGCGAGCTGGGCGCGCTCGGCGTCGCTGAGCGAGGACATGGGCCGGTCCGGGTGGATGCCCGCTGCGGCGCCGACCTCGCCCCCATAGCCGCCACCCGACCAGCGATTCGCGGCTTGGTCGACGGTCAACGCCTGATAGTGCGGGCTCCCGAGCAGATTCGTCATGGCGCCCATGCCCGAGGCCGGCGAATTGAACACGGCAAAGCGCCCGCCATCCGTCGCGGTGGGGCCGGGGCCGACGTAGCCCGGCTGTGCCGCGGCAAAGGCGCTGTCCTTGATGTTGCCCGGGTTGTTGGTCCGATTCGGAATCGTCGCGCTCGCCGCGGGGCCGCCGCGGAGCACGGGGCCAGTCGCCGCCCCAGGAAGGGCCGGCGCGGTGCCCGGGGCCGGCGGCATGAGCTGCTCGTTGGTCGGCGGCGGAATCGGGCGCCAACCCCCATGCACGGTCGGCCCGATGCCCCAGCCCGGGCCATGGGCCGTCGCCGCCGCGCGCGCTTGCTCGGGGGTCGAAAACTCCTCCTCGCCGAGCGGCGCGATGTTGTACGGTGAGCCGATTTGCACCGTCATGCCGGGCAGCTTGACGCCGACGGTCGAGCCGATGCCGGCGGAATGTTGGATGTCCTTCGCTTGCCCGATCACGGCGTCAGTTTCTTTTTGCGTCGGCATGATGCCCGCTTGCATCTTGGCGATGCCCGACAGGAACGAATCCGGCGCGCCAATCGCGATTTGCTGCGAGGCAATGGCTTGCTGCTTGATGGCTTCCTCGGGGTCGTACGGCGGGAGGTTCGGCATCCAGGCGCGCGGTGTCCCGGGGATGTAGCCCGGCACATTGAAGGCCGACGGTGCCGGAAGCTGGCCGGCCGCCGCGTCCCCAGGCGCGGCGACTTGCCCCCCGGCCGCGGGCGGCCCGAAACCGTCGCCCGGTGACGCAACGGCGCCCGTTGCGGCGGCGGCGGGATACGAGGGCGCCGCGGGCGCGGGCCCCGTCGCGCCCGACACGCCAAACACGCCCGCCGCAAACGGCGAGCCGGCAAGCGTCGAGCGGAAGCCCGGGTCGCTCATGAGGCGTTGCCGGTTCATCAAGTAGTTGCCGAGGCCGCCGCCCTTGATGGTATCGAGCGCCGCAAGCGTCCCGACGCCGTACCCGGCGACGTTCTTGATCGTGTTGAAGACTGGCGAGTCGCCCATGATCGTCTACAAATGTCCGAGGAGTCCGCCGAGAATGGGGCCGGAGCCGACCGTGCCCGCATTGGCGGCGGGAATCACTTGCATCGGCCGGATGGGGCCGCCCGGTTGGATAATCGGCGGCATCTTGGCGGGGCCCCCGCCTTGCCCTTGCAGTTTCTCGAGCGCGCTCAAGAGTTGCCCGACGCCCGCGCCGGCGCTCGTGCCGCCGCTCGGGTTGGCAAATTGCTGCAAGAACGCGGGGCCTTGCGTGAAGCCTTGATGCACGCTCTCGAGAAACCCGGGGCCGGTAAACGTCGAGCTCGGGCCGAGCAGGTCGACGCCCGCGGGCACCGCTTGCCCGAGGTCGGCGAGTTTCGCGGCCTCGCCCCCACCCCCGCCAAAGAGCGATTGCAAGCCTTGCCCGACGCTCTCGATCCCCGACAGCGCCGTCTTGCCGAGCCCGGTGAGCGCCGGCCCCGCAGCCGTCTCGAGACCGCTGACGATGGTGCTCCCGATGCCGCCCGCGGTGGCGGCGTCCGCGGCCCCCGTCGCCGCCCCGGTCGCCGCGCCGCTCCCGCCGAGCGAGCCGAGGAGCCCATACCCGCGCGCGAAGGTCGGGCGCCGCGTGCGGTGGTAGCGTCGGGAGTCGTGCATGGCCGCCCTCAGATGATGTTATAGCCCTTGCTCGAGTTGGCCGTCACGGGCGCCGTGGCTTGTGTCATCTGGATGCCCGGCGACAGGCCGGCCGTCAGCAAGTTCATGAGATTGCCCGATGCCTGCATGGGCAAGTTATACTGCTGCATGAGCGTTTGGCCGAGCTGGTTGATGGCCTCCGACTGCTGCCCGGCGAGCTGCGGACCCGTCATGAGCATGCCCGCGCCCTGCTGCGCCGCCGACCCGACATTCTGCGCGCCCGACTGCACGGCTTGCAGATAGGGAAGGAGCGATTGCCCGAGGCTCGCTTGCCCCGCGGCCGCCTGCTGCACGCCCTGGCTCGCGCCCTGGAGCCCTTGCAGCCCTTGGGCTTGGAGGTTGCCGAGGTTGCCGGTCGCCCCCGTCAAGCCCGAGAGCGTCGCTTGTCGGTTCGCCGCTTGATTCTGCGCAAACTGCATCGCGAGGTCGCGCTGCGTATCGGCCTGCAGTTGCGCGCCGGCGCCCCCCGCCTCGAGGCCCCGCGCGGCGAGCCCGGGTTGAATCTGCTGCATGACGCGCCGCGAGGCCGCTTGATAGAGATCCTCTTGCGACACCGGCGACGCGGCCTGTTGCGCATAGCGCTGGGCCAAGTCGACGGCGTTTTGGCCGCCCGCCATCTGCGCGCCGGTCGTGTACTGCTGCGCGAGATTCAACGCGTTCTCGGCGCCTTGCGTCCCCTGCGCCGCGGTTTGCTGGAGCCCGGGGAGCATCGCGGCGGCTTGCCCGTACAAATTCTGCGCGCCGCCGAGGGCACTCTGATCCGCCGCGAGCGCTTGATTGGTCGCTTGCTGATACTGCGGCATGTCGCGTTGCGCCGCCGCAATCGCGGCCTGCAATTGCTGATTCGCTTGCTGGCCTTGCGCGGACATTTGTTGCCCGATGCCCTGCGCACCCTGCACCACACCCGGCGTGAATTGCTGGATCTGCCGAATCGCCGAGGCGAGCGGCCCGGTATCCCGCCCGCTCGCAATATCCGCCTGGAGCCGTTGCGCTTTCGGTCCCGCGCCGAGCCCGAGCCCCATCAAGAGCGGCGAGAGCTGTTGGCGCTGCACCTGCCCCGCGACCCGATACGGCAAGCCGCCAAACGGCGAGCGGGTTTCCGGCGTCGACGATTGCGACCCGTACGCGCGGGTGAACGTCGGCGGCCGCGTGCGATGGTAGCGGCGGCTATCCTGCGCGCCCATTGTCGTGCTCCTCGAGGTCGACCCAGGCGGCGACCTGCTCGAACGGCGCCACGTAGTGCCGCGCCGTTTCCCGCCACCCCCGCCGCTGCCATTGCTTGTCGCCGGGCACGCTGCGGCACTCGAGATGCGTGACGCCGTGGGCCCGGAGGATCGTCATCCCGGCGCGCACGAGCGCGCGCCCGATGCCACACCCGCGCGACTCGGGGGCGACGTAAAACCACTCGACGAAACACACCGTCGCCGGCCGACCGACGACGCGCGCCGTCACTTCCCCCACGAGCAGCCCCACGGGCGCACGGTCGACGGCCAGCACGGCGACAAGGCTCGGATCCTGCGTGAGCCGGGGCGCGTACGCGGTCGCATAGAGCGCGGCGGCTTCCGCGGGCGGGAGGATCGGATACGTGTCGGGAAAGGTCCGTTGATGCTCGCGCATGAGGGCGGCGAGCAACGCCTGCAGGTAGGACGCATCCCCGGGGTCGGCGGTGCGGATCACGAGGCTCATGCGCGCCCCCCGGCGACGAGCTGCGGGCGGGGTCGCGTGCGCCGATGCCGCCGCTTCTTCGGCGGTGCCGTGTCCGGAGGAGGGGCCGGCGCCACCGGGGCCGCCGCCGGGGGTCGGTCGGCGGTGGGGCGCTCGGCGACACCGGCCCGCACGGCGGCGAGCGGCAACGCATGATGCACGAGGTAGGGGATCCACCCTCGCGCCATCCACTGGAGGTCGCCGGCGCCAGCGGCGAGCTCGACGTGCGTCACGCCGAGCGCGTCCAGGTCGGCGCACCCGCGCTCAACCAGCGCGCGGGCGAGGCCATGGCCGCGGACGGGCGGCGCGAGGTAGAGCCAGTGCGCGGCGCAAAAGACGCGCGGCTCGCCCATCGCGCGTTCCGAGAGCTCGCCGCCGAGGAAGCCGACCAGCTCGCCCGTGTCGTCATCGGTCGCGACGTAAAAGAGCAACGTGGGGTCGCTCTCGATGCGCCGCGCCGTCAAGAGCGTGAAGCTGTCGAGATCGTCCGGCCCGGTGGTCGGGTACGGTTGCGGCCGGGTCGCCTCGATCTCGGCGACGAGCGCCCCGTAGAGCCGGCGGAGCCCGGGCACGTCGGTGAAGGTTGCGGGGCGGATCATGCGACGGCCTCGAGCCCGCGCGCCTCGCCGGATGGCGGCGGGTCGGGCAGCGCGAGCAGCTCGTCGAGGAGCGCCAGCGCGCCGCGGTAGCGCTCGACCGTGCGCATGGCCTCAAGCAGCTCGCCGTGCACCGCAGCACGCCGCGTCTCGAGAGTTGCCCGGGCAAGGTGCTCGCGGTCATCCGTCATTCAGGCCACCCGCGCGATCCAGAGATGCGGAAGCGCCGTCCCCGTCGCCGTGAGGATCGCCGCGCCGGAATCCTGCACCGCGTTCAGTTGGACCACTTCGCCCGCGCTCAAGCTCATCAGCGTCGCCACCGTCAAATTGACGACATTGGGCGCAATGGCCCCAGTCTGTACCGCGACGGTGCCCCCACCGGTCGTCGAGAGATAGGCCGTTCGACTGGCGCCCCCCCCGGTCGGCGGAAACCCAAACCCGCCGCCGAACACATAGAGACCCGCTTGCTGGATCGTGAAACGATCCGGGGTGCCCGCACTATAGAGACCGCCGACGTTCACGTTGATCGTATCGTAGCTGAGAACGGTGCTCGCCCCCGAGGCAATAGATTGCTGGCTCGATCCCCGGAACACGCGCGCATAGGTTTGCAAACTGAGCTTCGGCCACGTGACCGCGCCGGCGGCGAGATCGACCGTGGCGATCGCCCCATCGGCGATTTTGACACTCGTCACGGCGCTATCGGCGAGTTTTGCCGTGGTGACCGCGCCGTCAATCAAATTGGCCGTCCCCACATTGCCATTCCACGCGGCGTAGATCGTATCGAGGTCGGCGTCCACCTCGCTCGCGAGAATGTCGGGAAAGCCCGCCGCCACCTTGGCCTGATACGTGGTGGTGCTCCCCTCTTTGAGTGGTCGCGTGACTGCCATGCCGTGTTACTCCCCGATCACCCGAGCTCGAATGCCATGAGGCCACATCCCGTATTCGCCGCGATAAAGGCCACGGTGGAGACGCCGGCGCTCAGATTGACCTCGAGCGCGTAGACGTAACTGCCCGCCGCCGGCACGATGTCGAGCCACGGGAGCGACGGCACCGCCATGATGACGTTCGTCCCGCCCGCCGCCCCAAAGGCCGTGTTGCAGAGGTGCGTGCCGTCGCGCGTCCAGCGAACCATCACGTTCCCGGGCGCCGACGCGATCGCGGCGGTTAACCCATGATTCGCAAACAGGAAGACGGGATTGGCCCCACGAGTGACGAGCGCCGGCAACGTCGCAACACGGATCCAGCTCCCGATCGTGTTGGTGTTGAAACTGGTAATGGCGACGAAGGACGACGCGCCGGGGAGCGCGCCTGGCGCCAACTTCGCGCGCGTGACAGTCCCGTCCGTGAGATCCGACCCACTCACGGCCCCCGGCGCGAGGGTCGGATTCGGGTACGTGCCCGTCAGATCTCCCCCGGCCGCGCCGCTCGGCGGGAGCGTCGTCGGCATCGTGACGCCCGTGACCTTCGCCCACGCCACACTGACGATCTTCGGATCCGTCACCGCGCCGTCGGCAATCTTGGGCGTCGTGACCGACGCGTCGGCGAGGTTGCTCGTGCCGACCCCGCTATCTTGCAGCTCGCGCGGCCCGACCGAGTCCGCCGCCAGCTTGGCGCTCGTGATCGCGCCGTCACGAATGTTGACCGTGTCGGCGCCGCTATTCCACGCGCCGTAAATGGTATCGAGGTCGGCGTCCATCTCGCCCGCGAGAATGTGCGGGTAGCCCGCCGCGACTTTCGCGACGTACGTCATGACGGCGCCTTGCTTCGGCGGGCGGGGAATCTGCGCCATTACTGCGTTTCCCGGCTGGACGGTTGCACGCGGAGCTCGAAGTCGCGCAGGTCGCACGGATTCGGGTCGACGTGCGTCAACGTAGCCGAAAAGAGCCGGCCCCGCGGCTCGGGCACCGGGCATTCAAATTCGCTCAGGATCCACTGGAGCATCGCCCACGACGCGGTATCCCAGATGCCTGTGTCCCACACATCGCCGCTCGTGACGGGTACGTTGAGCGTCCCGGCGACGCCGTACCGATGATCGGCGGTCACCAGGATCCCGATCGACGTCGACTCAAAGACGTTGGCGACGACGCGCGCGCGCTTCGCAATCTTTGGTGTCAGGGGCGCATTGCCGTCGAGGTCCGCCGTGACGAGCCGCGAGACGATCGGGACCGCCGTGTCTTGCGCCCACTGGTCGACGTTCCAGTGTGCGACGTTCCACTGGCCGCCCGTGCGCGGCCCGCTCGGGTCCATGTACTGGTCGGCCTGGTCGAGGAGCACGAAGAATGCGACGCTCGCATCCTGCGCCGCCCACGCGCGATCTTCCTCCGCCGGATGATTCGGCGCGCGCGCTGCGGCGCTGTACCCCGGCGTCGTATGCGGCCCCCACCACGCCGGCGGATCGCCGAGGCCGCGGCGGAGGTCGAGCCACCACTGTTGCGTCGGCTCGTCGCCGCCCGGCGGCACGAGCGCCAGCTTGTAAAAGCCGCGGTGATAGATGGCCCAGCACCGCGTGCGCTCGGGCACGGGCACCGCGCGCACCGCTGGCTCGATCGGCCAGCCGACGTCTTTCGGCTCCGCTTGCTGCGGCGTCAAGAGATAGACGCTCCGCTTGCCGCAAAAGAGCACACCGAGCGGCGTCGACGCCACGGTGCGGTCCCCGATACACCCGACCTCGTCCGACACTTGCACGAGCGTCGCCTGCGGGTCGTCGAGCGGGTCGCCGAAGTAGAGCCACGTACTCTGCTCCGTCATGATGCCGAGCGGCGACGTCGGGCTCCGATTCGTCGAGGACAACGTCGCGACGGCGAGCGCCGTCACCGGGTCGCCGAGGTCCGGCGTCACGGCGCCCGCCGGGAAAAAGAGCGCTTGGTCATAGAGCGATTGCTCGAGGCCGGGGACGAGCACGTTGGTCGCCCACACGCGCCGCGCCGTGGCGTCGAGCCCGCCGGCGCCCCACAAGCGGCCGCGGTGCGCAATCAGATGCGCGCCGCGCCGGACGACCGTCGACGGAATCGGCACGACCGCCGATTCCACCGCGGGATCGTCCCACAAGGCGAATTGGTCGACGCCAGCCGACGCCGACAATCCGGCCGGGGTCTGATCGTGCGCGCCCTCAATCTCCTGGTCGACGCCGGCGAGAAAGAGATGGTAGAGCTCGCCCGTCCCGAGCGCCACGGTCGGCGCCTGAAACCCGAGGCGTTGGCGCCCGCTCCCGGCCGTCGTCACGGTGCGCACGGGCCCGACCTTCGTCCAGCGCTGCGTCGATGCCTGGTAGATGGCCCAGCGGTAACTGTAGGTGCCCGCGAGCACGCGGGCGAGCTCGTCGGCAATCGCCGTCGCGACCTGGCCCGTATCGTCGAGGAGCGCCAGCGGCACGAGGTCGACCGCCGCCGCGCCGAGCGGCACTTGCTTGATGGGGTCGACGTCGTTCCCGACGTACAGCGTATCGCCGACGGCGGCGGCCCCGTAGCGCAGATCCTCGGTTGGGCCAGCGGTAAACGCGCCGTTCGTCACGGTGACGATCGGGGCGTCGTTGATCGAGACGTAGAGCTGATCCTTGGCGACGAAGTAGAGATAGCGCGTGCCGTCGCTCCCGCTACAGTAGAGGAGCGGGTCGACGCGCCCGGGTTGCGGCAACCGTTGCCACGGCGCGCTCCCGCGCCGCTTGCTCAACACCAACGTCAGATCCGGCACCCAATTCTCGCACCGCGTGACGAAGCCAGGCGGCACGAAGGCGGAATCCATCGCGAGCATGGTGCCCTGAAACCGCCGGACGGGAATCGGCACTTCGCGGTCGGCTGCGCCCGGCATCTAGTCGCCCCGGAACGGCCGGCCAAAGTAGACCGGGTCTAAGGGAATGTCGGCGCGTTGCGCGCGGAGCGGCGCCGCCCCCCGGCGGATCATCGCGAGCAGGTTGTCCCGCGCGGCGGCCTCGGCTTGCGCGCGGGCGTCGCGCTCATGCTCGAGCGCGAAGACGTAGACCGCTTGCACGAGATAATTGTGGTACGGGAAGACGGGCACGTCGGCGGGCTCGAGCGCCGGGAGCGGGTCGGGTGGCAAGCGTTTATACCGGAGCCGCACGTCGATGCGCCGCCCGGTCGGATCGGGCGCGAGCTGCGCCGTCAGATCGCTCCGCGACACGGCCCAATATTGCGGCACGCCGCGGCTCGTGCCCGCGGGCGACGCAATCGCCGTCAGCTCGTCGGGAGAGAGCTCCGTCGCAAAGCAATTCGCTTGCGGCGTCCCGTCAATCGCGAGGATTTGGAACGCATGGTCATCCTGCGCCTGCATGAAATCGTCGGGGAGGACGACCGTCGGGCTCGTGACGACGAGCGGCGCGGACACGTAGAGAAACGGCCAGTCGGCGAGCGTGTAGAGCTCAAAGAGGTGTTGCGCGAGAAAGTCGGCGGCGTCGGCGTCGAGCGCGCGGTTGCCCGCGCGATTCAACGCGAGGTCACGGATTTTCTGCCGCGTGTACCGCCCCGGCGGGATAGTCGGCACGCTCGACGTCCTCCTCTACCGCGGGCGGCTCGGGCACGCCGAGCTCGCGACGGAGCTGCGCGACCGCGTTGGCGTAGACCGCGCGCTGCCGCTCCTCAAAGTGCGCCCCGGCGTCGAGGAGCGCGGCATTGTTCGCCTGCACGCGCTTCAGCGCGGCGGCCCCGGCCGCGGTGAGCGCGACCTCGAGCTCGGCGGGCCCGTACGCCGTGAACGCAATGGTCACCTGCTCGCCCTCGCCCGTCACGCGGACGAGCTGGCCGGAAAAGGGCGGCGTCGGCCGCGCGGCGGACCCTTTGGCCATCATGCGCGTTGAATCGCCCGCGCGCGCTCCGCGAGCGGCGCGTCCAAGTCGAGCAGCCCGGGGTTGCCGTTGTCGGTATTCCGGGCGGCCTCGACGAGTCGGGCCCGATGCACGAGCTCCAAGATGGTGCGCGCCTCGCACTCCCAGACCTCGACCGTCCCGAAAAAGGCCCGCTCGTTGATGCGCACGAAGACTTTGTTCGGGAGCACGGGCACGTCGATTTCCACGCGCGCGCACCCCGGATGCAGCTCACGATGCGTCGCGCGGCGGAGCCGCCCGACGATGCGCCGCGCCATCGCTTTCGAGCCCTCGTCGTCGAACTGCACGACGTCGCGCCACGTCTGGTTGAGCGCCTGGACGACTTCGGGCGTCAAGCGCGCACGGTCCTCGAGCGCCTCGGCGGCGATCAGCTCGGGATCGGGCTCGCGCTCGGGCATCGGCCCGTCCTCCTCGAGCGGCGGCGGCTCGGGAACCACCGCCGACACCTTGGGCGGCCGGCCGCGTGGGCGGGTCATGACGGCCTCGCTCATGAGAACGCGCTCTGGCACTCGAAGCGCCGGAAGAAGTCCGTATTCAAGATGCACGTCTTGGTCATGAACTTGAAGCCGGCCTTGCGGCGCTGCTTCAACGGATCGGAGTCGCTCGCCGTCGCCGGCGTGAGCGTGGTCTCGACGCGCGACCCGATGGCCGGCACGGCAAACGCGCTCTTGCCAAACACGTAGCCGATGTGGACGGCGCCCGTGGCCGGCGGATCGGCGGCGGCGGGGGCGCCCGTGGCGCTATAGCCGACCGAGGTCGTCGCGGCGGCACTCGTCACGGCCTTGGCGACGACGCCGACGTACTGCGCGCCGAGCGGCTTCTGCACGGTGGTCTGATAGGTCGGCACGGTGCCGCCCTCGGCGCTCACGTACACGTTGTAGCGGCCCTCGGGGGCCGTCGCGGTGATCGTGAACGCGACGGTGTACGCCGCGGCATTCGTCACGCTCGCGGTGGCGATCGGCTTGACGTCGAGCCCGGAAATCGGATCGGCGAGCGCCACGACGACCTTGACGGTCGAGCCGGCGGTGAAGCCCGTCTCGCCCGTGCCCGCGGCCTGGTTGGTGGCCGAGGCGCCGCCCGCGCCCGTCGCGAGGAGCGACACGATGGGGAGCAGGTTCGAGCGCTTCCACCGGATCCCGCGCCACCGGCCGATCTCCGCGTTCATCAGCGCCGTCGTCTCGGCGTACTGATGCGACAGCACAAACGTGTTGTCCTTCGCGATGTCCTGTTCGTTGTACGGGTCGACGACCCCGGCATACATCGAGCCCGGGAACGTGGGCGCCCCCAACTGGCGCAACGTGGCGACGATGCCCGAAATGAAATCGGTGGTCGGCACGTCGCCGGCGGCAAGGGTCGTGCGCGACAGCTTGCCGCCGGGGAACACGACCTGGCCCGCGCCCATCAGGACTTTCTGGATCTCGCGGTCCTGCAATTCGGCCGACGCATTGCCGAGGCGATCCTTGGCGGCATTCAGCGCCGGGTGCTTGGTCGTCATCAGCGCCACGTCGGTGAGCGACACGACCATGCCCCATTGCTCGAGCATGGCCTGCACCTTGTTGACGACGAGCGGCGTGGCGTCGGGCGTGATGCCCTCAGTCAGCGGCGCGCCGGGCAGCGCGAGGCGCTCGTATCGCTGGGCGCTGTAATTTTTCCCTTCGCCTTCCGGCATCGTCGGCGTGTCGCCGATGTCCTGAAACACGGTCAGCTTCTCGGCGACCGCGAGCAGCTCGTCCTGCAACCAGAGCGGCGCGAGGTCGTTGGCTAGCGTCGTCGAGGTGGCCAGCCCCGGATCATTGTAGTTGTACGTACTTCCAGGCATGGCGGCGTCCTCCCTCTAGAGCGCGGCGCCCTCGAGCGCCTTGCGTTTCTCCTCGAGCGTCATGCGGGCAAAGTCCTCGCGCGAGACGGGCACGCGCGGCTGCTTGGTCGGCTCCGGGCCGGCTTTCTGCGCGCTCGAGCCGCCCTCGGTGACGGCGGCCCCGGCGCTCGCGGCACGGGCCGCGTTGTCGCCGGCGCGTTGCTGCGCGCGTTGGTCGACCAGCGTGTCGACGTACTTCGGATCGTCCATGCGCCGGGCTTTCACGAGGGCGACGGCCTGCTTGCGCGTGAGAATCTGCCCGCGCTGGCGGTACTCGGTGCGCACCCGATCAGCTTCCTCGGCGAGTGTCTCCTGATACTGCGGGACCTCTTGCCGGACCTGAATCAGGTCGACCGTATCGGCCATGCCCTCGATGCCCTGGAGGAGCGGCGCGGCGAGCACTTGCATGAACGCGCCGAAGATCGGCGCGTGCGCTTGCACCGCGTCTTCCGTCCACTGGCCGCCGAGGCTCGCCGCAATCTGCAATGCCTGCTCGCGTGGCAAGCGAATCAGCGGCATCGGCCCCTGCTGCTGCGGCTGCTGCTGCGGCGCGAGCAGGCGGAGCGTGCCCTCGAGGGCGGCGCGCTGCGCCCGTTCCTCCGCGAGCTGGCTCTCGACCTTCTGGAAGCGCGCGCCCCAATCCTCGGCGGCCGGGGCGCCGGCCTCGGGGGGCGGGCCACCAGGCTCGGCGGTCGGGGCGGGGGCGGGCGTTGGTTGCTCGTCGGCCATGGGTCCTCTCTACGGAATCGGGCGCTCGTCCTCGGGGTCGAGCCACCACGCGCGCTCGAATCCGGGGAGCACAGGGCCGCGGGCGGCCTCGAGGGCGTTGCGCGCCTCGGCGCGGTGGGCGAGCGCGGCCAGCGCGAGCGACTTGACGAACAGCGGCACGACCAAGCGTTGCAGCTCCTCGACTTGCCCGCGGCGCTTCATGGCCACGTAGGGGTCGGTCACGTCGTCGACGAGGAGGTTGGCAATCCGCTGCTCGACGTACGTCTTGAGATACGTGTGGTACCCGCTCGCCTCGAGCTCGCCCGTGAGCGCGGCCAGCTCGTGAGGCTCGACGCCGCCGGGGCCGCCCAACACTAGAACGCCACCTTGCCGCGGCGGAGCGCCGCCATCGCGGCGGGGGCGCCACGGCGCTGCATGACGGGCGGCAGCTCGCCGCGCTCGGCGCGGGGCGTCTCGGGCGCCATCGGCGGCGTCATGCGCGGCGGCGCCCCGCGGCCCGGCGGGGGCGGTCCCATGCCGCGGCCGGGCGGCCCGATCGGGAGGACGGGCACGGTCACCACGCGGCCGCGCATCGGCCGCGGCGGCGGGGCGGCGGCGCCCTTCATCGGCGGCACGAGCGCTTTCCCTTTGCCCTTACCCTTGCCGGGCGCGGTGCCCGGCGGTGGGACGAGCGTCTTGCCCTTGCCCGACGGTGCCCCGCGGCCCTTGCGTGCCATCGGGGCGGCCCGTGTGCCTTGCGCCCCCCCGACGTGTCAAGTCCCCGGGCCGCGGCTCACGGCCCGAGCCGCATGTGCGTCGAGACGCCGGCGACCGCGAGCAACCACAAGAGGAGCCACAAGACGACGGCAATGATGACGACCGCGTTGATGATCTGCTTCATGCGGTCGTCCATCGGAATATACGTGTTCACGAGCCACAAGAGCACGCCAATCACGATCAAAATGACGACGAGCTGGATGAGCTCCATCAGAGTGCCCCTCCCGTCACGACCCTGAGCACGCGGCGACGACGTTGACGGCGCAGCCCGAGCACGCCGTCACGTTCGCGCGGTACGTACACGCCGGCGCGGCGATCGACAGGACTTGCGCCGGCGTCGCCACGGCCAGCGCGAGGGCCGTGCCCACGGGCGCCCAGGTGCCCGCGGCCGTACAGTCGATCGGGCTACAACACATCTCGACCTGCACTGTCGCCGTCCCGCTCGGGGAGACGGCCTGGATGACGAGCGCGGGGATGGCGCGCGCCACAATCTGCCCGGGCCCGACGGCCGCGGCGGCTTGCGGCGCCGGCCCCACGAGCCACCCGTTGCACGCGATGCTCGCCGCGTGACTCGCCGTCGCGAGCCCGAGGACGAGGACGAGCGGCAGCAGAAACTTGGCCTTGCCCGCGCGCAGCTTGGCGAAGGTCTGCGCGAGCGCGGCTTGCTTCTTCGTCCGCGTGGACGCGCTCGAGCTCGGCTTCAAGACTTGCTTCGCATAGGCCGCCGTCGACTTGCCCGCCTTGTCGGCCTTGGCGGTGAACGCGCCGGGGCGCTTCACGACCTCGTCGCGCGGTTTCCCAAAGAGCGTGCCCTTCTTGGCCATGGTGATCATCCTCTAGGTCTTCGGGAGCCGCGGAAGCCCCCGGAACAGATCCGCGACGTTGCGCGTCTTTCCAATCCGCCCTTGCCCGAGCGGCGCCGGCATCCGGATACCGAGGGCCGCTTTCGCCCGGTCGCGCGCATCGCTATGCGGCCGCGCCGGCCCGCCACCCCGCGGCCCGGTCGGCGGCCCGAGGAGGCGCGCCAGCGCGTTGACGCCGGCCCCGGGCACGCCCGGTGCAAAGCCCCCGGGCGGCGGCCCGGGCGGGGGCATCGGCGGCGCCATCGGCGGCGCCATCGGCGGTGGCCCCATCGGCGGGCCGCCCGGCGGGAGCGCTCCCGGGGGAGGGCCAGGCATCGGCGGCCCTCCGGGGATGGGCGGCGGACCGACACCGGGTGGAAGCGCTCCCGGCGGCAGGCCCCCGGGCGGTCCGGGCATCCCGGGCGGCGGTGCCAACTGCGCCATGGCTTGCGAGAGCGCTTGCGCCTCGGCGGCGATGGCGAGCCCGATGTGCTGATGGACGTGTGACTGCAGCCCCACGCGCGCGTCCTCGGGCAAGCTGTCGCTTTCCAAGAGATGCTGATGCCCCTGGACGTGCGCCGTGTGGTCGTCCTGCGGCGACACGCGGAGCTCACTCGCCCGGTTGACGCGGGCGAGGGCGTTCTCCCACCGCCAGTCGGACGGATCCATCTGCGCCGTCTTGATGACGCGATTCGCATCGGGGAGCCCGAGCCCGACCGACCAGAACGTGCGGAGCACGTACGGCCAGTCGATCGTGACGCCCTGCGCGCCCAACTGATCCTGCGGGACCTGCGTCAAGAGCGCGATGCCCTGCACCATCTGCTGCGCGCGCACTTGCTGGTTCAGCGCGTTGGTCGTGCCGAGCCATTCCCACTCGTACTCGCCGACGAGATCGGCGACCGTGATCGGATGCTCGACCAGCTCCAAGCCGTCGGCGCCGGCAACCTTCAAGATGATGTCGCGGTCGAGGCATTGCTGCGTCAAGATGTCCGACCGCTCGAGGAGCGGCACCAGCACCTCGTCTTCCAAGTTCTCGACGATGGCGCGGAGGTCGACGGCGGAGTCGGCGAGCTGCGCGGCCAAGCCGGCGGCGTCCTGGGGCCCCTGCTGCTGCGGCGCCATCGGGCGCGCCGGCGTCGGCGCGACCAACGTGTCGGCGAGCCCGACGTAGTTCGAGACCGCCTCGAAGCCGGCTTGCGCGGCGCCTTGCGGCGGCGTCGTGAACTGCACGCCACTCGGGTTGGCGAGCCACTTGGCGCCGGGCGCCATGCGGAGCGACGTCGGATCCTGCACCGCGCCAATGTCAATGACCGCGATGGGATTGGTGGACCAAATAAACGCATCGCCCGATTGGTTGCCGAGGTCGTTGACGAAGTACTGCATGTAGTCGAACAGCTCGCACAACCCGCGGCCGTAGAACTCCTCGGCGACCTGGACGAAGCGGCCGACGAGCCATTGCGAGCCGCCGTGGAAGAACGGGCGGCGCTGGATCCGGAGCGGGATGTCGTCCGCGCCGAGCGTGACCAGATACGGCGCCGGGTCGTCCTCGAGATCGACCGTCCACATGCATTCCGTCAAGTCGAGCGGGCGGAGCGCTGCGGGCACGTTCTGGTCGAGCGGCGCCGTGAAGCCCTTATCGGCGAGCCGTTGCGCGAGCGCGTCGTACTTCTCCGGGTTGCGGCCGCCGCCGCCCGTGCGGGCGACGATCGCCTGGTCGTAGAGGTCGACGAGCGCGCCGACGCCCTCGTACACGTTGCCGGCGTCGGGATGCGCCGGATCGAGCGGCGTATCGGCGAGCGCATAGACGCGGCTCCGCGGCACGCAGCGATCCTCGAACGCGAGCGTGGCGTCCTGCAGTCCCGCAGCGGTCACGGGCCACACGTAGAACGCAAAGAGGTCGACCGGCTCGAAGGTCGGCCCGAGGAAGTCGGCCACCTTCTCGACCTGCTCGATGGTGCGGCCGGACGGTGCGCCGTCGTCGTCGAGCACGTCGCGGAGCACGGTTTGCTCGTGCTCGACGCAGCGCCACACGTTCCGCACCGGCGACGTGCCGTAGGTGACCAACTGGCGGAGCCACGGCAGCGCGTGCGCGCGGAGGCGCATGTGGCGGCGCATCCAGTATTTTTGGAGTGCGACCTTGGCGGGCACGCGTGCCTCGAAGTCCTCGCGGAGCGCGCGGCACGCAAACCAGTCTTGATCCGGAAAGAGGTCGCGTTTGAGGCGCGTGACCCACTGCTCAATCCATCGGCGGCCCAATGGGAAATACGTGTTGGTCCGGCCGCGGTAGCCTTGCTGGTCGTGGCGGAGGCTCCAAATGCGGTAGTAGCGGAGCCAGCGCTCGCGGAGCACGCCGTTGCGTTCCTGGCGCGTGCGGCGGACGAGCGGCACGAGCTCCGAGCGGACGCGGTCGAGGATCTCCGGGTCGAGCGCAAGATTGGTCGGCGGCGCGCCGCGCCCCGGCCCGAGCGTTCTGGCGGCCGCAGCGCCGTCGGCAGCTCGACGCGCCATGGCTACTTGCAGAGCGTCAGCATCATGACGGTCGCGCCCTCGACCGACGTGCCGCCGTTCAGCTCGACGAGCGCGTTGCCCTTGCCGGGCGTATCGCCGGCCGTCAAGAAGTACATGCGGCCCGTCGTGCGCCCGTACGTGACGAGATAGCCTTGCCCGGTCGTGCCGCTCTCGGCGGCCGAGGCCATGCCGGCAACGGGAATGCGGTTGTCGGAGTTGCAGAGGTCGACGCCGGGATTGGCCGCGCCGATGGGGTCGCCGCCGGCGGTGTACGTCCCATGCGCGGTACAGCGCGCGAGGACGAGCGTCTTCCCGAGGACTTCGTGGCGCTCGTCACACGACCACGTCGCCGCCGCCGCCGGCGCGGCGCACGCGAGGAGGACCGCCGCCACGACTCGCCCCATGCCTGTGGGCGGCCCCGTGTAGCGGGCGCCCCCCGGCCCCGTCAACCACTACCAGGCGCAGTCCGCTTTCGCGATCGCCTGCAGCTTGACCATCCACTCGGAGGTCGACCCTTGCAAGTTGTCGTTGAGGTACCGCGCCGCATCGACGACGTCCTTGTACGGGTGGAGTGGCATCGGCTTCCCGGTCTTGGCATGGCGCGCGAAGCCGCCCGACAACGCGCTGTGGAGAATCGGGCACCGCGGATCCACGATGAGCGCCGGGCTCATCGCGTCCTCGCCGGGAATCCGCACGCGGCGGAGCAGCCGGTCGCGGAGATTGTTGTACGATGTATCACCGCGGCCACCGAAGGTTTGGAGGATGATGCCGTGATTCAAGAGGACGCGGCGAATCGACCCGAGCTCCATCTCGTGCAACGCCTCGGGGTCGCCCGCGTCAAAGCAGTTGGCGCCCGGGCCGACCAACTCGAGCGTCATCGCCTTGGTCGCCTCGATCTGTGTCGTCAGGTTCGAGTGCTCGAGGACGAGCTCGCCGACGAAGCCGAGCCGCCCGTGGAGATCCAATTGCGCAAAGAGCGTGACCGGGCACACTTGCCCGAAGTCCCAGCCGCGCAAGAGGCGTGCGCCGGGATTGACCGGAAAGGGGCGGCGCATCTCCGCCGGCACGTACTCGGGCAACACGGGCTCGCCCGCCGCGAGATCGAACGCGATCTCCATCTCGCGTTGCCAGCCGCGCGGCGGCATGCCGCGCATGGCTTCGCGCTTCCACGCCGGATCGCGCTTGGCGGGGTCGGCCGTGTAGTGGAGCTCGACGACGTGGACGCCGTTGCGCGCGCAGCGCCACTCCGTCACGCCCGGCATGGGTTGCGTCGCCGCCCCGCGCGGGTCGGGCGCCGCGCCGCGGGCACCGAGAAACGGCATCTTAGCCCCAGCGCGCGCGGATGAGGACGGGCGCAATGGCGGTCACGCGGCCCTCGGCCGTCACGGTGAGTTGCGCCACGTGGTACTGGTCGCCCGCGGTGCCCGCCGTGACGCCCGACGCCGCGAGCGTCGGGTTGGGATACGTGCCCGCGAGCGACCCGCCGGCGGCGCCGGTCGGACTGCCGCCGGTCGGCGCCACGGCCAGCTCCGTGACGGCGCTCACCCGGCCCTCGGCCGTGAGCGTCACCTGCGGAATCTTGGCGGTCGTGCCATACGTCCCGGCCGTCACCCCGCTCGTCTTCAACGTGGGATTCGGGTACGTCCCCGCGAGCGAGCCGCCCGCCGTGCCCGTCGGGGGCAATCCGGTGGTCGTGGCGCCCCCCGTCCACACGGTGCCATCCCACACATAGAGGACGCCCGTCGGCGCGGCGTACTGCTGCCCCACCGTCAACGGGGGATTCGGGAAGTCGAGCGCCGCCATCAGGTGTTATTGTACACGGCGAGGTCATCGACATAGAACTCCGCCGGCGGGGAGGGCCCGATCGTCGCGCCGGTCGCGTACACCTGATCGACCGACGTATTGCCACTGCCGTCCCGCGTATCGCCCGAAAAGCTCCCCGCCGCCGTGCCGTCAATCGTCAAGGCGATCGTGCCCGCCGTCGCATCCTGGAAGACGGTGAGGACACAATGATGCCACACGCCGGTCGTCGTGGAACAGGTGAAGAACACCGGCCCCCCTGGCGGCACCCACACCTGGCCGGACCCCGAGGCCCCGATGTTGAGGACAATGCCGGTCCCCGAGGCGGCCTTCTTGCACCCGATGTATTGTGACGAGGGCGCCCCGATCGCATTGACCCAGAGCCAGCAATCGAGGATCCACTTCGTCAGACTGATCCCGAGGGGCAGCGTGGCCGAGGAGGCGTTGCCGCCGGTCCCGACCGCCAAGGACTGCGCCCCCCCGTGCGCCTGCGCCGTCACGACCGGCGAATTGGACGCGCCAATCCACGGCGCCGTGATGAGGGCCCCGGCGGTGTAGCTCTCAAACCCGTCCGAGACCACGAGCACGCCCGTGGGGGCCGGGGTCAGCCTCCCGACGCTCGCCATCGCGGGCACCCACTGCGACGACGTGCCGTCATTGTAGTAGAGGTAGAGGTTGCCGTCGCTCGACCGCCACCACATCTGGCCGACGACGGGCGACGCGGGGGCCGTCGTGCCGACCGACACGGGCGGGGCCGTCGCCGGGGGCGTCGTCCACCCGGTCGCGTAGTCTACCGCGCTCGTCTTGGCGAGCACTTGCCCGGTCGTGCCGCCCGCGGCGACGCCCGGCCCCGCCGGCCCCGTTGCCCCCGGCGCCCCGGCGGCACCCGCCGGCCCTGGGGGCCCCGTCGGCCCCGGGGGCCCGACCGTGCCGCCCCCGCTCGCCGGGCGCACGGGCGTGCCGAGCGGGCGGCGCTGCGCCCGCGGCTCGGTAAAGGACCAGCTCATCGGCTACGCGCCGGCGTCCTCCGGCTCGGGCTCGTCCTCGGGCGGCGGCTCCGGATCCTCGAGATTCTTGATCGCGTCCTCGTCATCTGGCGGTGGGGGCGGCGGAATCTCCACGTCCTCGGGGCGCTTGCTCATGATGAGGGTCCTCCCGGCGCCGCGGGGGCGGGTGGCCAACCCCACGGGCGCGTATCGTCGTAGTAGTCCGGCCCGTGCCGCACGCTCACATGGACGTGGTGGGCGTGCTTGTTGCTGCCCGTGTAGGGCCGCCAGACGCCGGCGGCGTGCGATTGCCCGGCGCCCGAACAGATCTTGCCGTCCGAAATGATGTAGCGCACGCGCGGCTCGCGCCACGTCCCGACGCAGTCGCGCAGCCACTCGGCGAACGCGTAGGAATCGAAGCCGGCGACGGGGTCGTGCGTGAAGTCGCGCGCGCACACCACCGCGCAGCAATCGCACGGATTGTGATCGGAGTGACGGGCGGCGTGGCGCGGATCGCCGATGCCGCCATCGCTCACCTTCGAGCGCTCGGGGGCGCTCGCGTTCACCTCGGCGAGCAACGTCTCGAGCGCCGCGGCCATGCGCCAGGTCATGTCAGGGGATCACGTCGACCAGCGTGCAGACGTCCTCGAGCCGGTCGAAGCCGGGCGGGAGCGGCGCCTTCGGCCCGAGGCCCTTCGCCGCAAAACAGACGAGCGTCTTCCCGATCGGCGGCCCGAGCACGCAGGCGTACTTCGGCTGGCCAATCGTGAACGTGTGCGCGCCACACCCATCGGTGAACATGATCGGCGACGGGGGATGCGTGAAGCCCTGGACGTCGAGTTTGAAGCAGGCGTCCTGGAGATCCGTGCCCGCGTCGACGCCCGTGATCTCGCCAAACTGGAGCTTCAGCTTGATCGCGAAGATGAGGCCCCCGAGCCCGGGCGCGGCGACGGTTTCAAACACGGCGCCCGGCTGCGGGATGTTCGTCACGAGATTCGTGATCGTGGAATCGACGGCACACTGCGCGCCGACCTGATTGTCGGGCATGAGGCCGCGAAACAGCGCCCCGGGGGCGTCGTGCGTGGCGGGTTCGAGCGCGGAGAACAGGTCGGCTTGCGGACACGGGCACGTCTGGGCCCGTGCGAGTGTCGGAAGCAGCATGAGGGCAAGAAACAGGCGTGTCATGGTGGCATTCTCCGTTAGTTGGGGCCGCCGCGCGCGCCGGGGCCGAGCCCGCGCGCGAGTTGGTCGGAAATCGCGCGCAACGTGAGCGATTGGGACTGCAATTCGACGGTTTGCTTCTCCAATTCCTCGATTTCTTGCTTTTGCGTCGCGATCAGCGTCTCGGCGACGCGCGTGCTCGCTTCCCAGCGCGTCGTCAGGAGCTCCATGTTCCCCTGGAAGCGCACGAGGACGAACCAGAGGAGCGCGCACGCGACGACGACGGGAAAGCCGACCTGCACGATCGCCCGCGACAGCACGTCGACCCACCCCGAGCCCGGGACGACGATCTGCGGCGGCCCCGACGCGCTCGGCGCGCCCATCTACGGCCCCCGGCGGGCGGGGGGCCGGCCATCCGGCGGGGAACCGCCGGGGGCGGCGGCGTCGTGCCGGGCGACCGGCCCGGGGTGGTGGGGTGTCATGGCCTGCGGGGCGGGCCGTGTGCCTTACCGGCCCCCCGCTCGTCAAGGGGGCGCGACTTCTCGGCCCGGGCCGTGCTAGACGGCGCGGCAAGGGGGAGCGATGACCAGCGAACTGATGGCGGCCCGCGAGGCGCTGGCGGCGCTGCGGAAGGAGAACGCGCGGCTTACGACAGCCGTGCGGTTCAAGGAGCAGACGGACAAGCTCAACGGCGTGCTCCGTGCCCACGTCGCGGCGCTCATACGCGAATGGAAGTTGCTCCTCGCCGGAGACGAGTCGGCCAAGGTCAGCGTCGCCCTCCTCATCACGGACTCCCCCGACCTGGCCGCCCTCGCCGCCGCGGCGCAGGCGCGGGAGGCGGTCGTGGCAGCGGCGCGCGAGGAAGCTGCGAAGGGCACCTCCGACACGTTCGAGCGGATGTGTAAGGCGCTCGCCGCCCTCGACGCGGCGCAGGGCCGGTAGCCGTCACCCCCCCCCCGCTCGTCACGCGGCTCGCCGCTTGCTACACGCCCCGCCCCGCCATGCGCGCCCTCCTCGTCCTCGCCGTCCTCGCGCTCGTCTGTGGCGCCGGCGCTCCCCTCGGTCTCCACCTCTCCCCGTGGGGCGCCGCCGGCCTCGGCGCCCTCGTCCTCGTCCTGCTCCTCACCGGCCTGGTCTGATAGAGGAGGCCCCATGGCCAAACGGAGCCATGAGGCGCTCAGAGCCCGCGACCGCGGCCGCCGCGGTATCCCCCTCGAAGGGCGATTGTCCGTGAATTGACACCGACCGTGCTGGGCGATAGCTAAATCCCGCGAGAGGCCGGTGTCACCAGGACGCGATGACCCGCGAACCCGTTAGCTGCGGGATGTCATGCGCCGCATAACAGGACGCGAGTCGCACGTTTGACAGCACGCGAACTGGCGCTATACTCCGCGCAAATCAACGGGGGTCGCCTCGGATCTCACCTACCCAGTGCAGCCGAGGCGACCCCGCGAAGGGGGTGGACCCGATGTCACGTTGAACGCCCCTCGGAAGGGCGCGGGGGCCGGGAAACCGGCCCCCTTCGGGGCTCACCGCGTTTGAAGATAGCACACGGGGAGGGAAAAAACCATGGCTGACAAGACCCACTATGAGGCGGTTCTTGAGGATCTAGAGCGTCAGCGCGCTGGCCTCGATCAGGCCATTGCCGTGATCCGACAGCTTCTGGGCCGGGGGCCGACGAATGGCGCACACGGAATAGGTGACCCCATCCCACCGATCGAGCGCCCAGTCGCCGGGGCGACGGACATCCCACGGAATGCGTTCACGGGCACGTCGCTGCCGGATGCGATCAAGGGCTACCTACGCATGGTGAACAAGCGGCAGACCCCCAAGCAGATTCACGACGGCATTGTCCGGGGAGGCTTCCACACTCGCGCGAAGAAGCTTTACGCCAACGTCTACACGACGCTGCTCAGGCTGGAGCAAGGCTCGTCTAAGGACATCGTGAAGATCGAGAACGAGTGGGGGCTCGGAGAATGGTACCCCTCGATGCGGAAGGTGGGGGGCAAGATGGAACGTGGGTCGGATACCGAATCGCCGGCCGATGAAGCATCAGAGGCAGAGAACGCCGACACCGATGAGAACGCGAGCTAAGGTCGCGCGCGGCCCCGCTTCTTGTTCATCACCTGTCGTTGTTTCACGCTGGTCGGGGCTGTCAGTATCCCACGCAGAACACGGTCGAATTCTTCTTCACTGACTGGATGTTCCGGGGGAGACCCGGATGATTTAGATGGACGCTGCGCGCGTGGAGGCCGTGGCACCTGCTTCGCCAGGCCCTTCCCCGGCGGCGTCTTCAACATGACTCCAAGACGCGGTCGAAGGTCTCCGAGTTGAGCATGCCACGGTGATTGTGGCGATAGCTGAACTCGTTGAGGTAGAGCCCTAGGTGGTCCTTGCTGACCTGGTGGTATGTGCCGACGATGCCGCGCTTCAAGAGCGACCAGAAGGAATCGAGATTCGCGGTGTGGACGTTGCCGCGCACGTACTCGCCCTGCGCATGGTTGACTGTCTCGTGCGGAAGCCCGAGCTGGTCGAGTCGGGCATAGCCCTTATGCTCGTCAGTGGCGACCAAGGACACCTTCGAGGACACGGCACTCTTAACGAAGCCGTCCATGATGTTGCCAGTGACGCGGTCGAGCACCTGGCAGGTGACGTTCCCCTTGCGCGCGATGGCGCCGATCACGGGCACCTTGCCGACTGTGCCACGCCCAGCCCGCCGCTTCCCCTTGTGCCGGTTCTTGTCCTTGCCGCCGATGTAGGTCTCATCCACCTCGATCTCGCCCGCGAGCGAGCCGAGCACGTCGACGTCCAGCATCGCGGCACGGAGCCGGTGGCACATGTACCAGGTGGTCTCGTAGCTGCCCTTCCCGACGACCTTCCCCGAGCGCGTGACGGTCTGGCCGAAGACGGTGCGTTGAACCTGTAGGGCGCTCATACCCTTCTTCGAGGTCAGCATGAGCAAGAGAACGCGGAACCAGTCGCGAAGCGGGATCTTCGTGTCCTCGAAGATCGTGCCAGTAGTAAGGGAAAACCCGTAGCCCTTGCAGGACTTGGTCGTCTTGCAGATCCACCGGTAGGACACGGCCTCGCCGGTCTTGGGGGCGCGGCGGTACACCTTGTCCGACTGGCGGCAGCGCGGGCACGACACGTCACCGTTCGGCCAGCGTAGCCGGAACAGGTGGGCGCGAGCAGATGCCTCGTCGGGGAACCGTCGATTGAGGTCATCAAGCGTCATGACCCCTATCTAACCCATCTCGGGTCAGGTGTCAATACCCGGATAATCGCCCCTCGAAGACACCCCCACCGATCACGCCCCCCCACGGCGCGCCACCTCCCGCGCCGATGACCCCACCTTCTACCGCGCGCTCCACCGCCGCTGCCTCTGCCCCAC